TCTTGAAAACTGCTTCCATATATTTTAGTTGATGAATATACATGACATTTTATTAATGGATTTTTTACTAATTGCATTGCCCCTAACAATACTGATAAACCTCTCCAAGGAGTTGAGGTATAAACTAAATTTATAGGATCTCCTTGTTTATATTCTTTTATAGTACTAGGAAATTTTTCTATTGCATTTTTAATGACTACACATTTGTTAGCTGGAATTTTAAAAGCCATTCTATATTTTTCAACACACCAATGACTATTAAAAACATACCAATCATATTTATTATGATTTGTTTTTTCCTTAAACCAAGGAGCTACATTGGGTTGATCGTAAGAATTTTGTACCCAAAGAATATTTATCTTAGTTTTAGATAATTCATGTTTTTCAGGAACAGATGTTGTTATCTGAAAATTATTTAATAATTCACTATCTACATGTTTACACAGTGAGTTATACTGTATTTCAGTTCCACCAATGGGATTCATAAATTATTTTTTTATAGTATCACCTTTGGTATGTAAAGAGGCAACTGTAATTTCTAAGTCCTGTCTAAAATCATCAGCAGTTGTTTCTGTATTAGGATCAGCTACATCTGCATCAAATGCTGCTTTATCAGCATAGACAATTCCTGTTCTTTTATTTTTTACAATCTCTTTAGCAATTGCTGGTATTCTTGGTAAATCACTCATTATACTCTTCCTTGTTTATTATACTTCTTATAGTCTCTTTTTTCACTTTTGTTAAGACTTTTTTTATGACGACCTGGTCTTTTTTTAGGCTTTGGTCTTGGTACAAAATGTGTAAATTTTTGTTTAGCCATTTTGATCTTCTCTAGATATTTCTAATATTGAACATACTGCAGTTATGTTAGTAGTATCATTTGTCTCTAAAGTCAATGAGTCACTCTCTTCTAATATAATTGGCCCCTTTGCTATATTACAAATAGTAGGGCCAGATATATTTGCGTAAGCAATTAAGTTTGAAGTATTAGAATCTGAACTGTCATTAATTTTAGCTTGTACTATTTTACTTCCACCTTGATTAGTAATCTGTATATTTTGAATAATACCTCTTCCATTTACAGGTGCTGTATATACCGTGACAGCATTAGTAGTAGTTCCTGTAAAGAATGCATTTTTATATATATTTGCCATTATGTTAAATCAACCCATTTTAAAGTGCCACAAATATCATCGCCATTACTAGCTGCTTTTGCACATAGTGTTAATGTATCAGATACTCCTGCAATTGTCTGCCCTAATTGATATTCAAAATTAAAACCATCTTGTTGAAACTGTAAATTATTTGCACCTTTACCAGATAGATAAGCTTGTCCAACAATTGTTCCTCCTGTAATTGTGGTTGTTCCTGTTAAATCATATTCTACATTATCGGAATAACTGGTATATGAAAATGCTGTACTTGGTGTAGCATTGAGTCTTAATTCTATTTGAAAATCAGAGTTAGAAATAGCTGATGCTGCGATATCTATTGGAACTATAACTGCATAAGGTCTTGATGATTTTAATCTTATTGTTGCTAAATTATAATACGTTCCAGCTGTTGTTAAATTAACACCTCCAAGAGATGCTGTTCCTATTGATTGTCTAAGTCCTCCAGGAGCATATCCTCCTTCAATCATTGTAGTTGAACAAACTTGTTCTAATACTGCTGCTCCAGAAATAGTGCCAGTTGTTTCTATTTCATATCTAATTGGTAAGTTAGCCGTTTGCATATAAACAGTTGTTAAATTGTTAGCATTGTAAAATGTATGTGCAGTTATAAATTTACCATCTATTACAAAACCAACTCTTACAGCTCCCATTCCTAACCATTCAAAATCCATAAATAATATAGAAGCTTTGTCTACACTTAAATTATACCCTGATGCACCAGTGCCATCTAACTTATCTCCATTCCAAGAGGATTGAGATATTTCAGTATCGACTGCAGATCCAGTTACATAAGTACGTCTAACTATTTTTAATGTTGTACCATCTGCCATAAAAAATATTCCATTGTTAGCATCAAACATTCCAACCTTTTGTTTAAGATCAGCTTCTGGAGTTGCCATTACAAATGTATTTAAATTTAACAATGATTTACCTGGTTGATAAGTCATTACTCTTTTTGATTGTCTAATAACTTTATCCCCACTAGCTGTGGTTACATTTAAATTAACTGTCGATTTATTTGCTGTGTAAGTAACTGTTCCCGATCCTGTTAAATCCTCATCAAAGAGATTATTCTTTGACATTATATTAGCACTATCGAATATTGTTAGAGGATTTGAAGTTCTTAGTCTACCAAAAGCATCATAGGCATTGGATCCATCTCCACCACTAATTACAGTTGGTTCAACGTTAACGTTGTTACATCCTTGAGACATTAGCAACCGTACCTTGTATTAAACCAAGTAAATCTTTCTACTTCTTGTTTTAGCTCTTCTTGAAAAGCGAAGTTTAATTGGTTTTTTAATGTTTCTAAAGATGCTGTTAATTGTCTTTGATTACTAACATCGTATTGTTCTTTAGGTTCTGGTATTTGTACTGTAATTTTTGCCATTATCTTCTACCATCGGGTTGAAAGTCAAATCTAAATAAACCTAATCTCCAGTTTTCATCAGTCGAATCATTTTCAATTTTAATTGCTGCTAGTCTTGCTCTAGCTCTAGTATCTATTTTTTCTGTAGAGCTTGTTATTGTAAATGGCCCTAACGGTGAACTAGTTTGTGTGTCAGATGGGTAATCCCTTAGTTGCATCGTTACTTTAGCATTACCTTGTAAGATTTTAAAATCTGGAACAAACCTTCTTATTTTTATAAAAAATTCTCCTTCTCCGCCTGTGTCCAAATCAAAGTCTCCAGATTCAATAAATGCTGAAATAGCTGTTTTATTTCCATTAGCATCTACTTCATTTACACCTGTTTCGTGTTCATAGTAAGTAGACTTACCTTGTGATGAACTAATACCATTTACAGTTGGAAAATTAGGTGTACTGTTTTGTGTAAACTTAGTTGCATAAGGTTTGTCAAATACAGCTTGATCTGCATAAGAACTTCTTGCTAATGTTCCTGTAACCCAAGTTTGTTCTAAATAATTATATACTACCATTCGATTATTAAAAGTACTTGAGGCATCTGGATAAAACCATGTTATTTCATTAAATAAACTATTGTGAGATGCATACACTTGTTGACCTGCATTAAAATTTAAACCTGGATTAGTTCCTGTTGTTTTAAATACAAAATCTTCTACAGGACATGGCATTCTTTTTACAGAACCATCATAGACAAAAAATCCACCTTCATCAGACATCCAATATACCGTTGTATCCACAAATACCATAGAGTTCTGTCCAATAACACCACAGTTTGATCCTACCTGTCTAATTGAAAACGTAAAAGGAGGCCCTACAAATTGTATGACATAAGCAGAAGTATCTGTTCCAATAAAAGTATAATCTTTACCTTGCACCGCTGATCTTATTTCTGAACCAGAATCAAGTTGAAAAGTCCCTGCTGTATTCACTGAAGTAGGTTGATAATCTGTTCTGTCCTCTTGATCAGAAAATCTTATAAACATTTTATTTTGTGTGTTTGGAGATCCAATTGTAGTTTCAGTTCCTAAATGAAATAAATGTCGATCTCTATCAGATACTATAGTCATTACAGATGCGGTAGGATTGTTTGCAATACTTGTTGCTCTTGTAGAAAGAGCAGCACCACTTAAAGATATAGGAGACCATTCAAACGACCTACCATTGTGTACCGTTGCAATTAATATCTGACCATAATTATCTAAAGACCATATTCCAGGATTAATAGTTGTGTTAGTAGTTGTTCGAGCAGTTCCCCATGTCGAAGCTCCCCATAAACCCGCACCCCAGCCATATCCTCCTGTTTGAACTAAAGGGCCAACTTTAATGTAGGGTAGTGGATCTAAAGTGCCGTCATTCGTGGCTCCTGTCCCTGTTTCAGCTGTTGGCATTTGAATTGTAAATGTTAAAGTAGTTGGTGTTGTTTTTACTTCAAATAACACATCATCAAAATCAGTTGCTGTGTAATCTGTATCAGGTGAAGTAAATGATCCTGCGTTTTCAAAAGTAATTATATCTCCAATTTCTAAATTATGAGCCCCAGTTGTTGTAATAGTAACTGTTGTAGATCCATTTGTAGTTGTAATATCTGCACCTGTTTGTTGTCGGTCAGGGTCTATCGGTGTAATATCATAAAAATTTCCAGAATAATAAACATATAAACATCTATTTGTTCCAATAGCAGCATATTTTCTACCATCTAAATCAGCCCATGTATGTTGTGCTCTTGCAACTCCTATTAATTCAGAAGAAGTTTCCTGTACCCAACCTCCTATTTTTTCAGGTTGACCGTATCTAAATCTTACATTATCCCCATCAACCCAATTATTTTCATTTTGAGTATCGGTCAGTTGTTTATTAAATCCAGGTCTAAAAGGTATTTTTGTTAAAGCCATACTGCTATTTTATAATACAAAACCGACTTAGTCTAGAAGACTTTATTTTCCTTGACTTATGTAATTTTTCTTTTATCTAATTTGTAAAGAAACATGAAATTTGATTTTTGGACATGGAACAACGTTTTTTCACAAAATGAAGTAAAAAAACTAAATAAATTTATAGAAAAAAACTTAGATAAAAAAGAAACTCAAGAACATGGTGCTAGAGATATAGCAGGTCATAATCATAAACAACTTAAAACAAGTTGGATATTTTATCACAAACTTGAACATTATTTGAAAGACGTTATACCTAATGCTTTATCTGTAAATCATCATTATTTTGGTTTTGATTTATATCCTTTATTAAAAAATGATTACTTGAATTACAACATTTATGATCCTTTGAAAGAAGATAATTATGATTGGCATATAGATGGATCAAAATCTGATCTTTATGATTTGAAATTAACAATATTAATTAACTTATCAGAAAAAAAATATAAAGGTGGAGAATTTTTAATATTTAATCAATGTCCATTTATAGTAGATTCTTTTTCAAAAGCAGGAGATGTAATTATGTTTCCATCTTTTTTAAATCATAAAGTAAATCCTGTCAAAAATAACAAAAGAAAATCTTTATCTATTTTTTTAAAAGGGCCAAAATTTAAATAATGAATATTTTAGGAATTCAGTTAGGGCATCTTAGCTCTGTTACCTTATATAAGGAGGGTAAGTTAGTATACTACAATCAAGAAGAAAGGTTATCTAAGATAAAAAAAGATAATTCTATCCCTATAATGTGTTTTCAACAATTAAAAAACTACGTATCTCACATTGATATTGCTTTTATTACTGGGTACAACCCATGTGAGATTTCAAGTCAGATATATTCTTTATTAAAGAAATTTAATGTTTGTGACAAAGAATTTGGTACTTATTTTTTATTTAAAAGTCATCATTTAATGCATGCTGCTAAAGCTTATTTTAGCTCTGGTTTCAAAGATGCTTTAATATTTGTTGTTGATGGAAGAGGTTCCTCGTACAATTTATCTGACGGATCAATAGGGTATGAAACAGAAAGCGTTTATACTTTAGACTACCCAAATGATTTCAATGCTATTTTTAAAAAAGTATATACCAGGCAAGAAGAAATTAAAAATTTAAAAGTAAATCCTGATTTTGAATCTCCTCTTGCTTACAAAATAAAAAATGTAAGTATTACTAAAGACACTATTTTTAAAGTAAGTAACCAACATGTCTTAGGTCAATTTTATTCTGCTATTTCAAAAACAATTGGTTTTGATAATGAAGAAGGTAAGTTAATGGGTTTAAGTGCTTATGGAAAATCAAATCCTGCTATAAAACATTATTTAAACCAAAAAAACATTATAAACCCAAATAATTTAATTTTAAAAAATCATAATTTAATACCTTTAAAAGAAGATTTAAGTTATGAAACACAATTAAAATTTGAAAAAGAATATTTAAATTTTATGAAACCTTTTGTAAAAAAATATAGTAAATATAAAAACATTATATTAACAGGAGGGACAGGATTAAATATATTAAATAATAGAAAAGTAAAAGATTATTTTAAAAATCACAATGTTTATGTAGATCCTATGTGCGGCGATGAAGGTAATAGTATTGCAACCTGCCAACATTATTTATACGCAAATAAAAAAGATTCATCTTTCGATAAAGTAAATTCTTTATACTTAGGGCCAAGTTACTCTTTAGATAAAAATGTAAAATTTAAAAACTCGGATGAAAAAAAAGTAGTGGATCTTTTATTACGAAAAAACATTGTAGCTTTGTATCAAGATAAAGCAGAAGCTGGCCCCAGAGCATTAGGTAATCGAAGTTTATTAATGGATCCAAGAATACCAAATGGAAAATTTATAATGAATGAATTAAAAGGTAGAGAACAATTTAGACCTTTAGCTTGTTGTGTTTTAGAGGAATATGCTAAACATTGGTTTGATTTAGATTATTCTCCTTATATGATGTACTCTGCCTATGCAATAAATAAAACTAAAGAAAAAGTTTATTCGATTGTTCACGAAGATAATAGTTGTCGAATTCAAACTATTAATAAGAAACAGAATCCTATTCTTTATAAAATATTAAAACTGTTTTATAATAAAACTAAAGTTCCAATACTAATGAACACTTCTTTTAATTTAAAAGGTCAACCTATTGTTGAAACACCAACCGATGCTATTAATACTATAAAAAAATCAAAATTAAAATATTTATATTTTAGTAAAGAAAAAAAATTGTATGAAGATAATTAATTTTAAAAGTCCTCCTAAAAATAACTGGTTTGCACCAGAATGGAATTACTATGTTTTTGAATCTAAATTAGAAAAAATAAACTTTAAAAAACTTTCAACATATTTATTAAAAAAAGAAAAAGATTTATTAAAATTACCAAACACTATAAAACAAAATAAATATTCAGATGGTTACACAGGGTTAGGTAAAAATAGTACGACATCTAGATATGATAAATATAATGTTTTAAAATGGGACAATAAAGAAATTAATTTAATTAAAAAACAAATAATAAGTTTTCATAATTCTATTTTAAAAAAATTTAACTTTCAACCAGTAGAAGCTTTATATGCTCAATGTTGGGTTAACATCATGAGGAAAGGTCAATCTATTAAACCTCATCTTCATTCTGTTAGTCCTAATTGTTATTTTGGAGGGCATATTTGTGTTCAATCTGAGGACACATCGACTTATTATATTAATCCAATAAATCAAATCTCTGATCCAGAAACTTTTAAAAGTAAAAATGAAATAGGTAAAATTACAATTTTTCAAAATAATATGCCTCACTACACAGATACACATGTAAGTAATAAAGAAAGGATAACTATAGCTTTTGATTTATCTCTTATTAAACAAAGTGATAATGAAATTAAATTAATATAATTTATTTATTAATTAAAATGTTCCATTCAAAGTTATTTAATATTTCATCAAGGTAAATTATTTTTTCTTTTTTATTTTCAAGGCGTTGATGAAGTTCCTCTATATCAATTACAACCCATTGATCTTTAGTTTCAAAAACCATTTTTTCAGCTTTTGTTTTTAAGAAACCTTGTTTACCTAATTGATCGTCTTTTACTTTAGATATTGGCCTTAAATCAAATTTAAATTCTCTATTAGAATATTTTTTTAATATTCCTTTTACATCCCAAAGTTCAGTTCTTTTTTGAATGTGGGTTGCTTTTTCATAACTTATAAAATTATCTAAAAACTTCAATTTTTTTCTCTAAAAAAACCAGGCAAACCTAAATGAGGTCTTGTATCAAATATATTTTTATTTGCTCCTTTTGTTTTTATATTATTATAATGTAAAAATATTTGAGCACATTCTTTACCTTCAAGCTCATCTCTCCAATGTTCTAAAATATTACCTTTGTATATTAACATATCTCCTGGTGATAAATTAATTTCTTTGCCTTTTGATTTAGTTAATTTTTTTGTTGGTTTAGGATTAAAATAAAAAGGCCAGATAGATCCACCTAAATGTATTGTTGTAGATATTTCACAACTAAATCTGTCGATGTGTCTTTGTAAAACATCTCCTTTCATATAAATTCTTCCATAAGCGTAATTAACGTTTAGTTTAGTATTTGTTTTCTTTTCTACTAAATTTTTTAATTGAGCCAAAACTACTTCAAATGCTATATCTCCATAAACTGAATAGGTGTTAGGAACTTGATTATCATTCCAGGTACCCATAAAATTTGATTCCATTGGTAAATAATTTTTAGTATAAAGAGTAAAAGCTACTTGTCTTTTTAAATAAAAATAATTAAATAAAAATTCACTTAATTCTTTTGAAATTGCATTTTTTACAACACAATAATTATTTTTTTTAAAAGTTGTCATTTAAAGTCTGGGCCTGTTATCCATGCAACTAAAGAATATCTGTTTCCTTTTGTTACAGGAGTAACACGATGTAATGTAAAACTTGGAAACAAACATAAAGTGCCTTGTTTTTTAGTAAATTTATAAGGTGTAGTTCCTTCATATAATTCTAAATCACCACCTTCATATTTAGAGGGATCTGAAAGTTGAATACTTAAAGATAGTTTTCTAGTAATCATAGATAAAGATTTATCTACATGGCTATCATAGTGTCCTGTAGGAGCTTTATAATGTGTAAATTGTAATCCTTCAGCAAAACCTTGAATATCAAAATTAAAATATTTTTTATTTAATGTAGTAACACCGTCTGTTAATTTCCTATAAAGGAAGTGTGTTTTTTCATCAGGATAAATCCAACTTATTTCGCTTTTTCTATATTTTAAATTAGTTTTTCTTTTGTCTATACCTTGTCCAATTTTTGCTACTTCTTTTTTATTTTTTTTACCAACTTCTATTACTTGTTCACATTCTTCTTTAGTTAAAAAATCTTCTATAAATGCGTAGCTACAAACTTGATCAACTTTAAATGACCAATATGTATTATGTCCAACCATAGATGAACTTATATATTAATTTAAGTAAATGTAAATATTTATAATAGATCCCATGTGGAAGTTGTTTCATTCCATACATGAGTCGCTTCTTGATCTACTTCTTTAAACCCTAGCCATCTAGCATTTTCATCTTCAAAATAAACATGCCAAGATTTTGTTTCACCGTTTTCTTGATACTCCAAAACAGTAGGTACATCAACTGTAGGTTTCCATGTTCCATAGGTATAATCAACAACATAATTAACACCTGGTCTACTTCCTATAAACATATCTTTTTCTTCATCATATGTACCATCTACTTCTGCAAAGTTCATTCTGAGTGGCGTACCACCTAATTCATGGACTCCTAATTTTGTATTATATGAAGTTTGAACCCATTTTGCGTTTGGTTCATTATATAGGTTTCTTAAAAATTGAATTCCTAAATTTTCTTGTTCAATACCATTTTCGTCAGTAATAACATCATTCTTCACAGCAACAACTGCTGTTACTACATTATTCTCATCTAATTTTGCAAAGCTAGCCATATTATCCAGTGTAAGTCCCCGACCCAGTAAAAGTTAAAATTGTATCAGATCCGTCTGTTTGAACAGTTGGAGATCCTGTTGTTGTACCAGTGTAATTCAAAGTAGGCATTCTTAAAATAACAGCACCTGATCCACCGTTACCTCCATTGCCAAGACCAGGGCCACCAGCACCACCGCCGCCACCGCCAGTGTTAGCTGTTCCTGCTTGACCAGGGCCAGAGCTACCTCCGTCTCCTCCGCCACCAGTTCCGCCTGGCTCTCCTGCATTTCCTCTACTTGGTGAACCACCACCACCGCCACCACCGCCTCTAAGAACGGGTGCACCTGTGATTGATGATGCTAAACCATTTCCACCATGTCCTTGACCAGGAGTGTTACCTAATTCTTTAGCACTTCCGCCACCACCAGTTTGTCCAGTAGGGCCACCACCAAGATTAGATCCTCCATTAAAACCTTCATTGGCTGTTCCAGTACCACCACTAGGGCCAAAGTTAGATCCTCCACCTCCAGAACTACCATCGTCATTAGCAGCGGGTAATGTAATATCAGATCCAATTCCTCCACCAGAAGAGGATACGTTTGTAATGTCAGATCCAGCTAAAGATGAAGTATTTCCTTTACCTCCCCCTGTACACCTTCCTGCAGGTTGACCTGTTCTACCAGCACCACCTTGTCCAATAGTAATTGTGTAAACAGTTTGAGGGTTAAAAGTTCTTGAAGATTGTGAACCCGATCCTCCACCTGATGTTTCAGAAGCATAAGAGTTTCTATATCCTCCTGCACCTGCTCCTCCGCCATCAGCAGAATTGGGTGAAGCTCCGCCACCGCCACCGCCACCTCCGATGACTAAGTAATCAACAGAATATGGTGTAGGTACAAAAGCACCTCTAAATTGACCAACAGAGATTTGTCCTGAAGATGGAATAGGCCCATTGGGAGCAACAACTCCTGCAGGAACGTTTGCTCCTCCAGAATAATACTCAGACATAGATATTGGATTAGATCCACCAAACTCTGTTTGTATATCGGACAATCCAACGTTTGTACTAGGTACAGCCATCTTATTTCTCCTTACTTAATTTATCTACTTTATCTGTTAATACTTTAACAGCTTCTATTAATAAACATGTTAGTCTATCATATTTTACAGCTTTGACACCATCTGGTCTTTGTGCAACTGCTTCTGGTAAAACTTTTTCAACTTCTTGAGCAATTACACCAACATCTTTTTTTCTAACAAAATACCCATCTTCACCACCTCTTTGATCTATATATTCTTTTTTCCAATCAAATAATACACCATTTAATTTTTTTAAAGACTCTATTGGATCAGGTATGTTTGTGATATTTTCTTTAAGTGCAACATCAGAGGAATAAAAAGCAGTAACATCATTAGTCGCTCTAATTTCTCCTGTAGTTCCTGAAGCAGCAGTTCCAACTCCAAATGAATCAAATTGTACGTCATTACCTGTTCCTAAACCTATTGAAGTTCTAGCTGTTGCTCCAGATTCAGCAACAAAAGTTGACCCATTTCCAACTATGAAATTTCCATTAGTAGTTGATAATCCTGCAATATTTGTAAGTTCAGCATTGTAAGCTTGAACGTCCGTTCCTATAGTTAAACCTGCTAATTGATTTGAAATTTCTACAACATTGGTTCCATCAGAATAGACTATAGCTGCATTTTTTTCTGTATTTCCAAATGTAAAGCCTGTTCCTGAAACAGTTTTAAATTGAACTGTAAAAGCTCCTGTTGTTCCATTTATCAAAGTATAAGTTTTTTCAATTGAGTTAGGAATTGTTACAATTTGATTACCTGTAATTGTTCCTGTAAATTTTATAACAGCATTTCTTGCATTAGATAAAGTAGCATCAGTCATAGCAAGAGCAGTTGTTTGAGCTCCACCTGCAATAGATACTTCTTGATATCCAGCAATTGCTTGTTGGACTAAATTTAAATTTGTGTTAGTTTTATCGCCCCATGTCCCAGAGTTTTCCCCTGTGACCATTAACTCTAAACCTAATTCTGAATAACTTGATGGCATATTTTTATTATATCCTTATTAAGCTGCTCTATCAACCTCAGTCCATACGTTGGTAACCCCAGTATTTATTTCATTCCAAGCTGTAACATTTACAGATCCTGTTGAAATAGTAGCTGATACTCCAGTAATTTCAGCACTTGCATCATCCGCTTCTGCTTGACCTACAGCAGTTGTTAATTCTACACCTGATACAGTATACGTTGAATTATGGTCTACGTCACCCACTGCGGTAGTTAATTCAATTCCTGTAACAGAAACGTTTCCTGTACCTGTTAAACTTACATCTCCTGCTGAAGAATTTAAATTAATTCCAGTTACAGCAACATCAGCATCTGCATCCGTGTCTTCGTTTCCAATAAAGGTATTTAAAGCAATTCCTGTTACATCTATTAAAGAATTAGGGGTTGCTACAACGGGTTCTATTTCTACTGATAGGCTTATTCCTGTAACATCAACTTCTACTAAAGCTCCAGCAAAAGCATCTCCAACAGCAGTTGAAGAAGACAGACCGTTTACAGGAACATTTGCATTACCTGAAGGTAGTTCATTACCTGTAAAAATATTTAACTCATCTCCATCAGGAATAATATTTGCATCTCCTGTAACATTTATTAAATTAGGAGATATAGTATCAGGACTTAAAGTTGCAAAAGGGGCTTCACCAAAAGCTGTTAATGTGTCCTGTGTTGAGGTAATATTTGAAACATTTAAATTTCCAGCAGAAGTAACTTCAACTGTAATATCTGAAAATGCATCTTCGTTTCCAGTTACAATATTTGCTTCTATTCCCGTAACAGAAACTACTACAAGAGAGAAAGCATTTGTTTGTCCTACGGAAGATGTTAAATCTATTCCAGATACAGAAACATCTGCATTAGCCTGTGCGATTGAATTTCCTTGTTGAGAAGTTAAAGCTATTCCACTTGGGTAAGCAATTACATCTGATGCTTCTGCACCAAAAGGTGTCTCTGAATATGCACTAACTCCTAGAGCCATAAATTAGGCTCCTTTTTTTAGTTCTTCTATTTCTTTTTTAAGTTCTTTTACAGATTCAATTAATACTGCACAAAGTCTTTCATATCGAACTGCTTTAGATCCATCTTCTCTTGTTGCTACAAGTTCAGGTAAAACTGCCTCTACATCTTGTGCAATTACTCCAACTTCTTTTTCATCTTTTAGATGTGTATTTTTTTCTAAAGCTTCTTTTGTCCAGTTGTAGTAAACACCATTTAATTTAGAAACTTTGTCTAAAGAATTATCAATGTTTACAATATTTTGTTTTAAATTTCTATCAGAGGTATGAAAAGCAGTAATATCTCCTGTCGCTGTGATAGCACCTGTTACTGCTAAAGTAGATCCATCAAATGTCATGTTTGCTTCTGCGTTCATACCATCAGTGCCAGTTGCAGTAACAACTCTGTTGTTTGAACCATTGGTCATGAAATCTGATACATCAACAGAAATAGAATCTGCAGCTACATCAATACCAGTTCCAGCACCAACTGCTAGTGATCCAGATGTTGTAACAGATCCTGTTAATCCATTCCCACCCGTAACTGAAGTTACCGTTCCAGTATTTGTAGTAAATCCAGAGTCATTGTTAAATCCTGAGATACTAATATTACCTTTTGTAAGTTTTTTTTGTGCGTTAACTGAATCAACAACACAGAAGAAATCTCCATCTGCATCTGAAGTAGAAGTTGCAAGTTCTGATAAGTCAACATTAACTGCATCTGCAGTTACATCAATTAAAGTTCCTGCTCCTA